TGGGTCCGGTGGGATCGGGCAAGTCATACGGCTGTGCTGCTGAGATTATGTTAAAAGCTGTCCAGCAAAAGCCTTCTCCGCGTGACGGCATTCGGTATTCCCGGTTTGTGATCGTGCGTAATACCTATCCAGAGCTTAGAACAACTACGATTAAGACCTGGGGTGAGTTGTTTCCAGAAGATGTATGGGGTCCGATGCGCTGGCAACCGCCTATTACCCATCATCTCAAACTCCCCAGCAGAGATAATGCCCCTGGTATTGACTGTGAAGTTATATTCATGGCCCTTTCTACGCCCCAAGATGTGCGTAAGCTGCTGTCATTGGAGCTAACTGGTGCGTGGGTGAACGAGGCTAGAGAGCTACCAAAGGCTGTGATCGATGGTTTGACCCACCGCGTTGGCCGTTATCCTACCAAATCCGATGGTGGTGCGTCCTGGTACGGGATTATCATGGATACTAACCCGCCCGATGCGGATCACTGGTGGCATGAGCTGTCAGAGAAGAATCCTATCGGTGGCCGGTTCCCGTGGAAGTTCTTTCGTCAGCCAGGTGGTGTCTTGGAGGTGTCTGCCAAGGATCTACCAGAGAACCCGGAAGCAAATGGTTTTGTATTTTCCGGTGGCAAGTGGTGGATGGTTAACCCTTCTGCGGAGAACAAGGTGCATTTACCTGATGGTTACTATGAGCAACTTCTCGGCGGCAAGAATGCTGACTGGATCAGGTGCTATGCAGAGGGCAAGTTTACCTTCGTGCAGGAAGGCAGGCCGGTTTGGCCGGAGTATGACGATGAAATGATGTCTGCGGATGTGCAGTATGATCCGCAATACCCGCTACAGATCGGCGTTGACTTTGGTTTGACACCGGCGGCTATCTTTGGGCAGCGAACATCTGGCGGCGCGTGGAAGATCCTCGATGAGCTTGTGACGTTTGACATGGGGCTTGAACGCTTTGGGCAGGAGTTGATAGGCAAGATCGCTGCAAGCTTCAATAAAGCAGAGGTGCAGATCTGGGGAGACCCTGCCGGTAACAAACGTGACGAGATATATGAGGTTACAGCCTTCGATCACTTGCAGTCTATTGGGTTTCGCGCACAGCCGACAGACAGCAATGCTTTCAATGTAAGGCGTGAGGCTGCTGCGGCTCCTATGAACCGGCTGGTTGGTGGCAAACCTGGTCTTCTCGTCAGCAAAAAGTGCTTGCGGTTGCGGAAATCTCTGAGTGGCGGCTATTTTTTCAAGCGTGTTTCTATGGGCGCTGGGCAGGATCGTTTTAAAGATGCGCCGGTAAAGAATGAGCACTCTCACTGCGGGGATGCGTTTGGATACCTTATGCTCGGTGGCGGTGAGCAGCGCAGATTGCGGCGCGGAACCTATGGCGGAAGCTTTGCGGGTGGGCAAACATTCAACGCAAGCACAGATTTCGAGGTCTTCTAATGGCTTTAGTCCAACTTCCCCAGGTAAGAATGGGCCACGATGAGCATATCGTCCCGCTGACCTACGATCATTTAGCCAGGATAAACCTTAAAGAAGAGAACAAAGACTTTGCTAACGTGATCCCTAACTACATTAACTATGTCTGGGATCACGCCGTAGACGGGATGAGCTGGTCTGGTATCGGGAGAGGTAAGGTTGTCTGTGCGTTTGGAATCCGCCCCTTTTGGGATGGCGTTGCGGAGATGTGGCTGATCCCCGGCAAAGAGATTGAGCGCCATGCGATATCGGTTATACGGGCTTCTAAGCAGCTAACCGATACCGCAATAGCTAATAACGGCATAAAAAGGCTACAGATCTGCGTAAACACGAATAACGATACCGCATTTAGGTTTGCCAAAGCACTACGTTTTGAGGTAGAAAGTGTTATGAGGAAGTACGGGCCGGATGGGTCTGACTATTACATGATGGTGAGGTTTTAACATGGGTGGACTATTTGGTGGTGGTGGCAGCAGTAAGCCTGCGGCTCCGACTAAGACCGCAGCGCAACTTACTGCGGAGCAAGACGCAGCTTCGGCCAGATCGAGAGCCGATGAACGCGCAGAGGCTTCTGAGATTTCTGAAAGGCAAGGAGCACAAAGACGCCGCCGGTTGCGCCGAACAGGTGGTTTGCGGTTGCTATTTTCTCCTGCGCGAATGGAGGGGCCGGACGCGCCGCCAACAACTTCTAACTTAGGTGGTGGTCAGTAATGGCGAGTATTGGACAGCAGATTAGTTTAGACATTTCTAACGCTGTTGGAAATTTTCAAAACGCTGTATTCGGAGCAAGCCCAAGTCGAAGGCCAAATCTTCGTCCTGACTTTAATAGAAGAGCACAAAACCAGGCCAATCTAAAAAGCATGATGGATAAGGCCAGTAGCAACAAAAGTGATGATGGCCCCGGATACGCTCAGAAACCCGCTGGTCCAACTCCAGATCAGTTAGTTGCTCAACAAGTTGCCGCCGCCCGTGCCGCAAAGAAGGCCGCAAAGCGAAGAATGGGTAGGGAGCGCCGTAAGAAATACGAGGCTGCTGAGACCATGGCTAAGAAAATGAAACTGTTATTTGCAGATTAGAGAGGCTCGACATGACTCAAATCAAATCAGATCCCCGCGTTCACCACAGAAATCGTCCAGAGGTTGAGATGGTTCGCGCGAGAAATGCCAAGGGCGGGTTTGTTGCTGACGATCCTAATACCCCTGAGAATGAAGCTTGGGTAGAAAAGCCAAAGGCTAAAGCAAAAGCCAAGCCCAAAGCTAAAGCCAAGAAGTAAGATATGGTTAAGAAGGCGCACCAAAATCCGAAGGGCGGTCTTAACGAGGCTGGCCGTAAGCACTTTGAGCGTAAAGATGGGGGTAATCTAAAGGCTCCCGTTAAGACAGGGACCAATCCCCGGCGTGTTAGCTTTGCTGCTAGGTTCGCTGGTATGAAAGGCCCTATGAAGAATGAGAAGGGTGAACCCACCCGCAAGGCTCTGGCTCTAAAGGCATGGGGTTTTGGATCGGTAGAGGCGGCGCGTAACTTCGCTAACCGTAATAAAAAAGGATAAATGAGATGGCTCGGCTAGACGTAAGAGAGATCATGGAGCGTGAGGCCAAGGCCCAATCCCGCAAGGATCAATGGCGTACTATCTATGAGGATTGCTACGAGTTCGCTCTGCCGCAGCGCAATATGTATGATGGAAACTATGAGGGTAACACCGCCGGTCAGAAGAAGATGGGCCGTGTGTTTGACTCTACAGCGATCTCAGCCACTCAGCGTTTCGCTAACCGCATACAGGCTGGCTTGTTCCCACCTCAGAAGCAATGGTGTCGCCTAGAGGCTGGCACTGGCATCCCAAGAGAACAACAGCCACAGGCTCAAGCTGCGCTTGATGCTTACACTGAGCGGATGTTTGAGGTAATGCGCCAGACTAACTTTGATCTGGCTATGGGCGAGTTCCTTCTGGATCTTTGTGTAGGTACTGCCGTGATGATGGTGACGCCTGGTGATGAGGCAACTCCGATCCGCTTTACACCCATCCCTCAGTATCTCGTTTCGATTGAAGAAGGCACATTCGGCAATGTCGATAATGTTTATCGCAAGCTAAGAATGAAGGCTGAAGCGATACCGCAAGAGTTCCCTGATGCTGAAATGACGCCGGAATTGGTAGATGCGATATCACGATCACCATCCAAAGAGATCGATCTTATGGATGCTGTGATCTATGATTACGAAAGAGCGATATATTGCTATCATGTTATCTGGCCTGGTAAGCGGCAAGATCTGGTTTACCGCACCATGAAGTCTTCGCCATTTATCGTTGCGCGTTACATGAAGGTTGCCGGTGAGATCTATGGCCGTGGCCCACTGGTAACTGCGATTGCTGACATCAAGACGCTGAACAAGACCGTTGAGTTGGTCTTGAAGAATGCTTCTTTGTCGATCTCTGGCGTATATACTGCTGCTGACGATGGCGTTCTCAATCCTCAGAACGTAAAGATCCAGCCTGGTGCAATCATTGGTGTGGCTCGTAACGGTGGCGCACAGGGTCCGTCCCTGTCTCCCCTGCCCCGTGCCGGTGACTTTAACACAAGTCAGATCGTTATGAATGATCTGCGCATGAACATTAAAAAGATCTTGATGGATGATACTTTGCCGCCTGACAATATGTCGGCCCGGTCTGCTACTGAGATTGCTGAAAGATCCCGTGAGCTTGCTTCTAATCTTGGTTCTGCGTTTGGTCGATTGATCGATGAGACGATGATCCCGCTGGTGTCACGCATTCTCTATGTAATGGACCAGGCTGGCTACATCGATCTTCCGCTCAAGGTTAATGGTGTAGAGGTCAAGGTTACGCCGGTGGCTCCGTTGGCTCAGGCCCAGAAGTTACAAGAGGTAAACGATATCGTGCAGTTTATGCAGATTGCCAACTCTCTAGGCCCACAGGGTCAGATGGCATTGTCGATCCCACGGATCACAGCATTCATTGCCGATAAGATGAACATCAAGCAGGACTTGCTTA